TGTTAAATCTGTTGATAAGCCTGTTCCAGTAGATAAGTCTGTTACAGTAGTTGATGATGGTGTTTCCTCCTTTTGTACTGGTTGTGATAGATCGGCAAATTTATAACCGGTACGACCCATCCAGATTTTAAATCCATTCCATACTTGCAAAAATTCAGTGTTGGTTTGAACTTTGCCCTTTGATTTATATGCCAATGGCATCTTTGCAGCAACCTTAGTAAACAACCGGCTTACTGGGTTGGGTGCTGCTTCTGTTACAAATTCTGTTAATCTCATAATAATCTCCTGGCTGCACGGCTAAACTTCTGTGGGTCCCGACTCCGGATACTGCTGAGCAAACGGCGTTCCATGTCCTCAGCAACACCTGCATCATAGTTTTCAGCTATGCTGGCCAGCAGATTGATTGCACTGGCAATCAGATGATTGCCTCGGCTCTCAATCAACAGATTGCGATTGTGTTCGGGCATTCCATTGGTAAGTTCGTCCAGTATGGTTTTGACAGCTGCTTTCAAAATCGGGTACCTTTGATATTATTTATGCCGTTCATCAGATTGGTTGAGGTCTGGCCTGTGCAGATCCAACAGACCCGGGCGTCCATGCTGACGAATCCAGTTGATTATGCACTGTGAATTGTTTTCAAACGCCAGGACCAGATCATCCACAGTGAGTCCTGGACTCAAAGTTATGGTGTATATTTCATAGTTTCTGTGACCGTTGCTCTGTGCCTGAATATGGGCGCACAGCATCAGATGCCTCAACCAGGATGCATAGTTATTGGAGCCTCGAATCAGGTCAAACAGGTGGTTTTTCTCAGCCTGCGTTAGGTCCTCGCATATCTCCAGACCATGCATATTCCATGCTAGGAAAATCAAGTGTCCTGGCTCTGATGCTGGTATCATACGCTACTCAGCAGAGGTCTTCAATTGAGCCAACATGCTTTTGAGCTTGCTGCCCTGCACATCAGTTTTGAATTTACCCAGGTTGTCACCAGCAGCATCACGAGTACGCACTGTGCTGGTGGTTTTCAGTTGTGCCATGATGTTGCTGGTGACTGCACTGGCTGGTGCTGAATGAGAGTCCTGATCGGTTTCACTGGTATCAGTAATTCTCAGACTGTTGACCTCAAAATCCAGTTCCACTTTCTGCCCCACGCCGCTGGAACTGCGAGTTTTCATCAGCTGCAACTGATACTTACCACGCTCACGCATGGCTCTGCTGGTAAAGATACCAAACACATTGTCAGCCGTGTTGATTTTGCTGATACCACCTGAAATATGACTGTGATCAAACTCAATCTCTTCCACCGCGCTGCGATTAAGCTGGCTGGCTGTGACAAATAACACATTGAGTTCCTTGGCCAGATTGCGCAACTCTTCACTGACATACTTGTCTTTCACAAACAGGTCATTGGGACTGACCTTGGCGCTAACCGGCATCAGCAGATCCAGATAGTCTGCACACACAAAGTCCACAGTGATTCCAGAGCGTATCTGCAGTTCCTTGATGTAGCTGCGGATGTCATTCACTGTGCTCTGTGCTGGCAAATACTTGATCCACAGATCGCCACTGCGTTTGCTAATGATCCGGACCTTCATTTCCACATCATCCAGATCTCTGAATATTTCCTTAGTGGGTTTACCAGTGAGCATGCTGTCAATGCGCATGGCGCACAGATCCTCACTGAGTTCCAGTGTGACATACACACCATTCAGGCCGGCCAGCGACCAGTTGCAACCCAGATTTTGCATAAAGAGCGATTTTCCTGAGCCAGAACCGCCAGCAAAAATCTGCAACTCTCCCCGATTGAACCCACCATACAGCTTGCGATCCAGGCCGTTCCAGCCAGTGGATATCTGACCATTATTGCTCTTGAGTCGAGTCAGTCGAGATCTGGGATCAGCAAAGTAGTCAGTGCCCATGTCCTTGGTCAGGCTGATCTGCACCGCATCTTTGATCAGCTTTTCCACCGGATCATACTCGCCTTTTTCCAGCAGATCAGCAGCTTTCAGAATGGCTCGTTCCAGTTCCTGCCGTTTGGTGAATTTTTCAAATTCCTCCATGAACCAGTTATGGTGGCCTTCATTGATGCCGCCAATGGGCTGTAGATCCACACCAGCCACTGCTTTTATTTGCATCCGATCAGGCAGAGTACGGTGCTGTTCTGCATGATCAGATACAAACTTGGCTGCTTTCTTCAGACTCTTGTCAAAGTTGTCTGAATTGTAGATATTGCTCACTCTGGTAAACAGGGCAGGATCCTGAAGCATGAACTCCAGGAACAGTTTCTGAACATCTGCGGTAAATTCCATGGCTTCTTAGTTATGCCTTCTGTTGAGTTTTAGTCGGAGTTTTATCTGAGTCACACCACTCACGCTGGATTCCCATATGGATCTGGCAGTAAACAGTGGCCCCCAACGTCTGACTGCATCATTGACGTCTTTGACCTCGGGCGGCCAGTCTGGGAAGCTCACACTCCATCCGTAATCCAGTGCGGCCTGCACCAGGCTGGTGCCTGCACTGTCCTGATCTGGCACCACTACGATTTTGCGATTCAGCTGATCTATCTGTTCGGCCTGAACTTCATTGACCTCATTGCCCAGCACTGACAACCCACCAATACTGATGGCATCAAAAACTCCTTCCACCACCGGACACCAGGAATATTGTGGTTTCTGAAACACATCTCCAAACACATAGGGCATGGCCAGTGTTTGCAGATATTTGGGTCTGACTGTGTGCATGGTGCGGGCACTCCAACCCACCAGATGTTGCTGGTAGGTAAACGGCACTATGATGCGGCCAGGCAGTTGAGAACTCACAAAGTAGGTGTATGCGTCAGGATCAATGCTGCGACTCAGCAGGTAATCCCAGTGTGCAGGATTCAGTTTGGGATCCAACAACACTGATTGTGCAGGCAGGTCTCTGGGTTCAATCTGTATTTCTGGAGCAGGAGCTGTTTCCAGATAGCCTGCCTCCAGTTCTCGCTCCCTGAGAGCCTGTATTTTCAAAACGTCCACTTCAGCAGAACTTACACCCAGCCAGATCAATAATCGTCTGAATTTTATTCCAAAGATTCCACCCACCCGGTATCCTGTGGTATACCCACAATTGAAACAATTATAGACGACGCCGGTATCTGAGGTTTTGATACCTCCACGGCGTCGTCCATCTGTACTCTGACCTCGATGTGAGCAGCAGGGTGCATGGAAACTGGTCCAGCCATTGGGAGTGTTCCTGGTGGCAGGCAGATTATCCAGCAGGGTTTGTACAATCGCAGAAGTCACATATTTATTGTAACACAGTTATCCGTTGCTCACAAACTCGTTGAGTTTCTTTGCTTCAGCAATTATATCAGTTGCAGTGGGAAAATCAGGCAAGCTGGGATGCGGTGTGTGTGGTCGATCATTGTCTTTCAGTGCATACCACTCATTTATCAGTGTGCCTCTCTGTTCCTGTACTGGCACCTGTAAAATTTCAGTGGCCAACTTCAACAGATCCAGACGGATTTCGTAGGGCGTTTTGCTCATTTTGAGCCTCCTTGTGTGTGATGCAGAATGTGTCTGCTCCAGTACTTATCGTCAGAGACTCTGAGACTGTTTAAAGCCATCCTGATCCTGCACCCAGGTGGGCAGGGTCCAGATCACCCAAAGGATATCAGGTTACCCAACACGGTATAGGTCCCAGCGTTGTTGAATACCTGAAAATTCACCAGATTTTTCTTCAGTGCTGACCCAGCAGGTTGTGTCCCTCCCTGCCAGAGGATGGTCTGTGTTACACTGCTGATCTGCAAACCAGTGGGCACATGGGCGTTGCTGCCCTGATTGAGCAACAGTGAAACTCGTGTGCTGCTCAGAGTGTCCAGTGCCAGATTGGCCAGATTCACGGTGAAGTTGGCAGTGATACTGCTGTGAACAAACACCTGACCCAGACTGCAATTGTGAGTCACCACGCCGGTGGCAGCAGTTTTGGTGGTGAATGGCTCATGAATCTGATCAGATTTCAAAATACCAGTCACTGTGGCATTGCCAGTCACAGACAATGTGCCCACTGTGCTCAGATTACCGCCAGCCACGGTGCCAGTGGCGTTGATCAGCCCGGCTGTGATCAGATTACCCACCGTGGTGTTGCCGGTCACGGTGACGGTGCCAGCGGTGCTGATATTGCCAGTGACATTCAGATAACCAGCCACATTGGCTCCGGTACTGGTAACCACTATGACATTGGCGGTGCCTGATGCACTCACTGTGACATTGGCATTGGCCCCCACCACCAAGTTGCTGGTGCCGTTGACCACACTGGTGGCAGGCGCAGCCGTTACCCCAGTGAGCTGGCTGCCGTTGCCGTTGAAATAACCAGCTGTGATGTTGCCCACAGTGGTCAGATTGCCCACGGTGGCGTTGCC